TACGTTGGCCCTCCTGCGTCAATAGGTGTGACGCCTCCATAATCTCCATTTGTATTTGACTCAGCAACACCACCATTTACGGTTCCTGCTGCTTGACCTGCTGGACCCACACTTCCTGTGGGGCCAGTTGGACCTGTTGGCCCTGGGGGACCTCCAGGTGGGCCAACGGGACCAGTTGGGCCAGTTGGCCCCGTCGATCCCTGTGGCCCATTCGGGCCAATCAAACTAAATCCAACAGGCCAAACGCCGTTGGCTTTAGGTCCAAAGAAATAGTTATTGGATACATTCAAATAGAAGTCACCGTCAACGCCAGTAACTCCTTGCGGATCACCTATCCCGTTAAGAACAGTTGCACCTGCTGGACCCGTGGGGCCAGACGGCCCCTGGGGTCCTGCCGCTCCTGCTGGGCCAGGACCGCCAGCAGTACCAGCTTGAGATATTACTTGCCAATATGTGCTGCCCGAAGTTGGGGTATTACCTTGATTGGCTGATCTGCAAACATATGACCCGTTGTTGTATTCAACAACGTCGCCAACTGAATAGGACACGCCAGAAGACCACGTTCCCTGATAACGGAAACCGTCAGCATAGGAAATGAGGTTTGTGCCCCCACCTACGTCACTGGTATACGTGGTACCTGTCGCCATTATTCAAGCGCCCCCAAACGCTCGTCAATGTCTTGCACTGCTTTAACTAGCATCGCAAGCATGGACTTCTCTCGATACACAATCGGATCACCTTCAGCGTCATACAGAACATGATCTGGAGCTACTTCGTGAACTTCTTCAGCAATAAACCCTGGCTCTGGAATCTGATTCCCGTAGTCCAAACCGCCAGGAGTGGCTATTTCTTCCTTCCAGCGGAAAGTGCGAGGCTTCAAAGCTCGCAGCTTTGTCCAGTTATCTTCAGAATCTAAATCTTCTACATCTTCTTTGAAACGAATAGACGAAGAAGAAATAGCAAGCTGATTAGAAGTAGTGTTGATAACAGCGGCACTACCTGGCAGCGTCGGCCAACCTTGTTCTGCGTGAAGTGACAGCACACCCTGTGATTGGGCAATAGCTAGATGCGCTGTGTTGTTGTGAACAAACCTAAACCCAGGACCAATGTTGGTTCCCCCAACTGTAATCACGTCGTTCCATTCGATGTAATCGTGAAGAGTCGCATCGTAATCGTTACCCATATAAATACGGGCATAGTCGAATCCTGTTTGCACACGAAGCTCTCCAGCGATATCGACGTTCGCTCCAACATTCAACCATTGGCAGTCAATACGGGTACCTGTTCCAAGCAAATAATCGGTTGAAGTCCCAGGATTGCTTTGGTTTTTGTTGGTATGCCCAATAATGTCACCACGGATTGCCATTGAGCCGTTGATAACTAGACGATATTCGGATTCTGGACGGCCTTCTTCTGGTTGGCCTTGAGTCGGCCAGCCTTCGCCAGCACGACGAGAGTACACCGAATAACGATGACTCTCAGACAAATAATTTCCAGCATCCGCAGCGGGGGCTGCTACGTCTACACCTCTAGAAAGCCAGTGGACGTTATTGCCAGGACCAGCAACGCCACCTGGCGCTTGGTTGCTTAAGAAGTTCGCTCGATAGTTCAAGTCTTTTAAGAAACTTCCAGCAGTTTGAGCATTGATATCAGTACCAGTACTCAAACCAATAACGCTATGTTGCGTGCTATTCAGATACAGGTGATCTGTCGCTCCAAGGGAAACAGTTCCTGTGCTGGACAAAGTTCCAGTTGAACTATAAGAACCTGCTGTGAGAGCACCATTAACAGCAAGATCACCACTAATTGTTCCACCAGCACCCTGAATTACCCCAGGATAAGTAGCTGTTTGCCCAGGAACACCCTCTAACCAGTTCTTCAAATACGTCCAGTTAGTGTTGTGCTCACTGGCAACAATGGCGTTACCTGCTACAGCGACATTTGGTGCAGTAAAAGTTGCCATTAACGCAATCTCCTATGTAGATAAGTAAATGCCATAGCGTTTACTTCCCAAGCCTCATCATTAGTGGGACCTTCGACCTTCATTTGTATAGCCTTTGCTGTCCCAAGAGTAGGCAAACGTTCAATTTGAGTAATGATGGTGTTTGGCTCACCAGCCCAAACACCAGAATCCCAAACACCTGTACCCCCAGTAGGACCAGGACCAGAAGCCCAAGTCGAAGAAACCGCACCACTTGTTTGAACACCAAACGGCATAGACTTCTTAAAATTCGCAGTGTCGTAATCGGTATACAACTTTGCGGTTAAAGCAACAGTTGAATCAGATGACGTAACAATACGAGGCTTTCCCCACCGTTTACGAACAATCGGGTTCTTCCCCACAAGCCAACTAGTTGTATATGAACTATCGATATGGGAAGTTTCAGTCCCATAGAAATCACTTTGACGTTCTTGTTCTAAGTGAATAACTCGTCCGCTGTTCGTATGGCAAGCGCCAAGTAGTTCCTGCTCATCGTTAGGCGGTGCAAACGTCAACATCACGTTTGCATCTATATCAGTCATTGTCCAAGCCCCACCCGAACCCAACGTCGGATCATAAACAAGAACACGACGAGTTGTAAGAAGCTCAGAAGTGTCAGACCAATCAACAGAAACGTAAAGCCTGTTCTTAAACCAAGCAAGCTGTGGAGGATTAGTAAATTGCAACCTGCCATCATCAATGGCTGGCTGCAACTTCTCAAACACCCAAACAAACCGTTCCCCGTTGTATACCCAAACTCCTTGACGGTCATACCAGAAAAACACTCCATAAGGAGTGGAAACAGGAGAAGACATACTCACAGAGCCAACATCTTGGGAAAGCGGAACTAGCTGAAAAGATTGACTGCTGCTACCAAATAGCGCATGCACGCTATTTGTTTTGAAAATCAGAAGACGATCAGCATAAGGGACCATCCCAGATACTTCATCTCCTCGTTCTCCCACATTCACATCTATGTAGTCATAATCTTGCCAAGATTCAGGGTCATCAATTTTGGACCATCTGACACGATTGGCATGTGCAGTGCCACTTTCTTTAGTGTGACCTACCCAAGCAAAGTTATTCCAATGACAGGTGTACTTTGCTATAGGGTAATTTCCTGCTGAACCGTTGATATTCGACGCAAGGTTTGAAGCAGTTGTTCCATCGTAAACAAACGACGCAGCATCTCCCGAAACTCCATAAAACTTGTTATTAGTTGTTTGCCCATACAAACGGTCACCATCGGTAACGGAAACACCATTCATTGTGGTGAAGTCCCCAGAACCACCGTTAGCTGATTCAGCAACAGTGGTTCCATACGAACAAATAACTCGGGCGGTTCCTCCATCGGGAGTGAACTGCCCTAATCCTGTAACTCTGTCTGAAAGGACTGTTGAATTTCTTTTTACAACACCCAAACGCATTTTGATGCCCCCACGAGGGTCAACATCAACATTTAGCATTTCAGGGCTTTCATTTGGAGCAAGATTGAATTGATCCGAACGCAGATTCAAACCACCACTGAAATTTTCTAGCATTTCTAGTTTGAACCCAGCACGTTTAGACATGCTTATTCCCAGCTATATCGAAGTCGGTCGGGCATTACGCTCTGAGAGCGCCACCTTGAAGCATTTCTGTCGTTAAGAACAAGGGGCTGAGGAGCAGGAACGTCTAAATGACGTGCTCGTAAATTATCTAGCTCTCTAATGAACCCATTCATGTAAGAGGAAGCCATTTCTAAATCCTCTTGCTGTTCATATGCTCGGCTAATTCCATACGTCGCAATCACAATATGGAAAGGTTCAGGAAAATCGCTTGGAGAAACCGAATCCAACGAACCTGCGCCAAACGCAGTCGGGTTATTGTATCCCCTTACATAAATAGTTTGGGCAGAAGAAGGAGTTGGATACAACCGAACTTTGTCGGCCCAAAAACTCCAGTAATAGACATCCCCGTTACCTGCAGAGTTCAACGGGTAAACAATGTCACCGTCATCTCGACCAAGGAATGTGAGCACATGGTCGTCTGTGCGTAAAGCTTGAACTTCTCTTAGCCCATTAGTAAGAGAGGCACCAACGGTAGCAAGTGTGTAGTCAGAGGTAGAAGCAACTGTGTCGAAAGTGGTAGAAGCTTCATACCAAGGCCAACGTTTTTCGCTGTAAACAATTTGATCGTAGCCTTCCCCTAAGAAGCGGTTTAATACGTCATCAGAAATATCGCTGCTATCAATTTCAACGATGCTTCTAATGTAAGAACGCATGTCTCCTATGTTCACCGCTACTCCTTATGGAAAGAGCAAAGGTCTTCGCCCTCTGCAGGGCGAGCTTTGCATGGGTCACCAGCTTTCGTAGTAGCAGAACAAGAAGATTGTGGTTCTTCATGTGGAAGATCAGCGTGAACTGTTCTCACGTTTCGTCCACCAAAGTATCGATCACGGGAAACAGGCTGCGAATAGCCTTCGCCTGGATCTCCGTATGCTCTTCGGTTTGTTCCGTACCCTATTGCTAGTTCTCTACCCATAAATCCTCAGAATACTGGATGGGGTGAGGGCAAAGCGCCCTCACCCCATCATTGTGGAGCTATTAGGCAGTTGCGCCTGTTAGCTTACCTTGTCGCCCACGGTTGGAGCAGGTTAGCTGTCCATAGCAAAGGATCTGTGAGAACACAGCATCCTGGTTTGTAGGACGCACGAACGGAGTTGGCTTGAACCAAACATCCGAGTGCCGTACCAGTTGGAGGTACTTGGTGTTCAGGAAGTAAACAACTCCTGAAGCGTTAGCACCATCAAATGTTACGGGCGCACCCTTGAACATGAGGTTCTGGAACCCAGCGTCTGCCATGTCGGTATCTGTATACCGAATGTTTGACGTAAGAAGGGTTTCATACTTCTCATAAAGCGTTTGAGTCGTAAGAATGATCGTTGGTTGATCATTTCCAACTGAAACGTTGTTGTACATGGTTGCCATTGCAGCAGTGGTTAGTGCACCACCGACTGCAGTTTCGCTGGAAGTCCACCATTCATTAACGCTGGCTGCAGCACTTGGGTCAATTCCGCCAAGTGTGTTAGCGGTAAGGGTTGAGCCATCGACAATGTGAGCGATGCCTTCCCAGTCTTTGCCGCTGTTGCCAGTGCCATCTGCGTGGAACATGGTGTTCATGTTCTCAATGATGGTTTCTTGCGTTTGGAAGATTTTGCCTTCGAGAAGGTCAATGATTTGAGCTTCGCCGTTGTTTTTGGCTTCTTCCATGCCGTTGATTGTTACGGTGGCAGCGTACTGTCCCCAGTCGTACTCAGCAGCCGAAATGCCTGTCTGAGCAGTCGTAGCAATAGTGTCGGTGCCGCTGTATGAACCAGCGGTTGAGTTGGTGCCATAAATTACTGGTACAACAATCTTTGCACCACCCGAAACTGTTCGCATTGTTGACGAGTTTGTCAACGCATAGAAGAGCGGACGGGCACTGAAAATATTGTCAACCAGCTTAGGGACGTAGTTATTGAGAGTCGTAGTCAGAATCTCATCGAAATTGCTGTTCCCAGCCATTTGTTATTTCTCCTAAAAGGTTAAGTGCTTAATTGTTTTTTTGCCAATTCAAACGCTTCCCTGATACTGCCAGCCTTACCTTCAGACTTTGATTGGGTTCCCGATTGGGTTGACCCACCTGCAGTAACTACAGCCGCCTCACGTTTCTGATTGGTAATTTCCTGCTCTTTCTGCAGTTTGTCCGCTGTCGATTTAACATCGTTAAATTGCCAGTGGGCATAAGCTGCATCCAGATTAGGTATTCCATTCTTCAACGCATGATTGAGAAGTTCGCGAGAATCAAATTCTCCGTACTTCTCTTGCAACTTTTGGACCTCGTTCTCTATAGCGGTTTGACGTGCTGCTGCTTCTTGCTTTTCGATTTTCTGCTCTAGATGAGCCAATCTTTTAGCTGTGGGGTCTTCATCTTCCCACTCATCGGGTTCCTCTGCGCTAACAGAAGGAGTGTCCAAATCAAAAGATCTAGCTAAAACCTTTAATGTTTCTTCTGGGTTTGATTCTAAGGCGGATACAATCGCTTCGGCTTGTTGCAAGCGTTCACGTTCTGCAGATATCTCCTGCGTTTTGCGGGTGTAATCCGCTTGACGCTGATATCCGTTTAAAAGTTCACTTTCGGGTATCTGCATTTCCTCGCCGTCCACCTTTACGGTGTACATTTGCTCGTCTACTGCAGGTCCTTCATCAACTTCAATATGTTCTGAAGCTTCAAGAGTGTCCACAGATTCTGTGGATTCCGTCATAACTTCTGTTTCTTCGGGCACTAGCCCCTCCTAGGAGTCTTCAATGAGTTGCTCCTATAAGAATATAGCCGTGTCCCACTTACAAAGATGGGAGTTCCATTCCCATTTGTCCTTGCAACTGGGCTAAAAGTTCTGGTGGGACTCCACCAGTCGGCGCAAAAGCGCCTCCTTCTGCTGGTGGCATAGGTGCTCCCCCCATCATGGGAGGCATACCCGCTGCAGCAGGATCTTCTGGCGGAAGTTGTTGTTCTTCTGCCATAGTTTGCTGATCTGGTTGCTGAATCAAGAACTTTTCAGGGTCTTTAATCCCGAAACCTGATTCCAACACATGAACAGCGAGCGCTTGCGGGTCGATAACCGTTCCCACAAGTGGGGCCACAGCATTCATTAAACTAATTGCCTGCTGTTTCCGAATTGTGTCGTTCATAGGCTGAGTTGAGCCTGCTTGAACTGAGAAATCGTATTCTCCCACGATGTCTTCACGGGAATATTCGATAAAGAGATCTTGTCCTTTACCTGAAACCCGAGCCATGTGTTCACCAGTCATGAACTGTTGCATGAGTTGGATAACACGACGGGCGACTGCCGAAATTGCTATTTCAACAATCGCTAGTTTGTCAGCAGCCCTAGCATTTTGTGCATCTGCGATAATGCTGGCTTCTGTAGCTGTACGCCGTATTTCAGGCATTGCTCCACGAGCATATTCAGATATACCGCTGACTGTGTTTATGTCGTTCTCAATGATATTTGAATAGTTGTAAATCTCTGGACTTACGGGGACTTGAGGCATTGGAACAACAACGTCCTGAAGCGGCTTGTTTTCGTCCACAACGGGGACCAGCCGACCATCCTCATCGGATTCGAGGGCTTCTCTGCCTTCAGGACCGAAAGAGCGTTCATGGTAGAGATATTTTCTCGCATACCGTTTTCTGTCGTTCATAAGTTGCGAACGAGTTTTATCTAACTCAAGTTGCAACGACTCGATTGATTCTAAATCACCGATTGGATAGAAACGGTCGGGAACGTCGTAATTGCGAAGCATTACGAACGGCTGTCCATACGGATAAGGCATGGCGAGAGGGTCAATAAGAAACTCAGAAGAGTTCTCCGCATACACCGCTAACGTATTAGCGGAAATATCGTAGTACTCCCAGATAGTTACTTGATCACCCAAGAATTGGTTCCGATTATCTTCATAGTCGTAACCATCAACACTGCTGTATCCACCATCTGACGAAAGACGTTTCCTCGCAGAAGGTTTATACCTTGGATCTGCTTGAGCTTCTTCTAATGGACGCACAATTCTTTGTGCGATCCATTTAGCGTCTTCCATGCAGGTAGCTGCTGGGTCAACAAACACATCAAAAGGCGAAATTCGTTCCACAAACGGTTGGTCTTCAACGACACGCATAATGGTTGAAGGAACGTTTGCCATGAGGTCTTCGTCGGTTGGTAAATCACCTGCTAAATCAGGCGATTGCATCGCAAATTGATCTACTTCATCAATAGCTTGCGAAATTAAATCATCACGTTCAGCTTCAGTAACTGATTGTTCTTGTTCAACAAACTTCCAACCAACCTTTACCCAGCCATGACCAAAGATAAGAAAATCTTTGACCGCAGTACGGAAAGGAGTGCGGAAATCGTGATGTTTCCAAAGATAGTTAGCTACAGCTTCAACGAACGCTGCACGATCATTGTTTTCTGGGTTTGTAGCTTGAACAACGATCTTTGGGTAATTAACTGCAACACTTGGCGCTATAACGTTAATAGTGCTAAATGCCAAGTTGACAGCAATTAAGTCATGTTTAGTTGAAGTAGTAGACGGCCAGTGCTTTCCACGATACAAATCGGAAAGCCTTCGCCAAGTAGCTTCAAAGTTTTCTTGATCTCGCCAACGGCGACATTTATCAATTTTCTCAATATAGTCTTCAAGCATTTCTTGACGAGTTTTACGAGCCATTTCTAAAACTGTGCTTTCTCTGGCAGCTTTTCTATATTGCGACCTGAAGCTTTAGCCTCAGCAAATACTTTGGCTTCACGTTCACGTTTAGTTAAACCCTGCTCGTCACGGGGAAGGCTCGATTGAAAGCCTTGC